GCCGAGCTTCTGCCGTCATCCATTGCCGAAGATACGACCATCGCCTCTGCGGCAAGGGCTCTGGACGGCGTACTGCTCAGAACGACGCTGGCCGTCCCCAATCTGCTGCTCTACGCAAGGCTGAACCGAAGCGACACCACCGGTATGCTCCCCGCCCTCGCCCGGCTGTCTGCAGCAGGAGGCGGCCTGAAGGAACTCGGCCTGCCGGAACTTGAGCAACTGGCGTGGCAATTTCATGTGGATTTCCGCGATGCGGCCACCACCACGGAACAACTGACGGCGGCAATCCGCAACAGCATTCCTTGGCACAGCATCAAGGGAACGCCGGCCAGCCTGCATGCGGCGCTGCGCCTGTTCGGATACGCAGCCGCAATCGAAGAAGACGGCACCGGAGATTATTGGGCTACCTACCAGCTCGGGCTCCCCGAAATCGCGGACATGGACGACGTGCGCCGCATCGTCACCATCTGCACCGAGATGGCCCCGGCGCGCTGCCGCCTGTGGCGCATGTACACCGACGCCTACGACCGGCGGCCCATCGTACTCTCGGAAGGCCCGGCCCTTGGCGACGGCTGGCTGTCCTTCCACTCCGGCGTCTCCGTCGAAGGGCCGGACGGCGACATCATTGTCTCGTTCGGGACAAAGAGGAGTTTTCAGGCGGAAGCCTATCTGCCGTCGCTCCATGCGGCCTCGTTCGGGACGGAGTGCGTGTCCGGCCACACCGCGCCGTACCTCGACCGCTTCACCGTCGGACGCTCGCGGCTCTCCGAGCCCCTGCCCCGCAACCATCCGTTCGTCATGGGCGCGCTGTTCAGCATCCTGTGGGCCGACCGTCAGACGCTGGGCCGCTCGTGGCGCGGGGAATGGGATGCCCGGAGCTGGCTCGACTATACCGGCTTCGACCGCAAGCTCCCGCGCTGGCGCATGGGCCGCCGCAGCCTTTCCCGCGCGCAGCTCGTGCCCACGGAATCCATGCTGGCGGACACTAACTCACGGCTCGGCGTGACGTTCGCGCTAGTCATCGACAACCCGCCCCGGCTCGGTTCCTTCACCCTGTCCGAGCACGACTGCAAGCGTCAGGAACGGCGGCTGCACGAAATGACCATCGTGACCCAAGGCACGAAAACGCCCCGGCTCGCTCCGCCCGCCCCACAAGCGGCGGGCACGGCATGGCTGGCCTCGGCCGGAGGCATCCCGGACCCGGAACGGGTGCGGCAAGCCTCCCAATGCGAACTGGCCATGAAACTGGCCGAAAACGCATGGACGCCCCCGGAGACGGCCTTGCCGTCCTCGCTGGCCCTGACCGCCGTGCCCCTTGACCCGGTCCCGCCGTTCGCCGCCGGGACCGGCCTGCTCTCCGCATCCGGCAGCCCCCTGCCGGAGGTGGTGCCGGAACACGGCATCCTGAGCGCACAGTCCCTGTGCATGAAGCCCACGGCATGGGCCGCGCCCGAAAACGCCGGGCTGTCCGCCCTCGGCACAGGCACGCCAGCCCTTGCCCCTGCCCCGCCCGCTTCCGGCCTGCTCACGCTGTTCGGGCCGCAGTGGACCGGGGCATGGACCCAAACGGGGCAGAACTGGAAAACCCCCTCGCACATCACAATCCAATAAGGAGAACCCCATGGCACTCGCAACACTCACACAGACCGGACGCGCCGCCATCGCTCTGGCCATCTCGTCCCGCCCCCTGCATCTGGCATGGGGCTCCGGCGACCCTACATGGGACGCCGACGACGCAACCCTGCCTTCCCTCGTCAGCAGCACCGCACTGGTCAACGAGCTGGGCCGCCGGACCCCCTCGCACATCGGCTTCGTGGAGCCCGACGAGGCGGGCGGCATCGTCATCCCCGTAGCCACCGGATCCGAGGGCGCTGTGCAGGAAGCCCGCTACCGGCTGGCCACGGAACCGACTCCCTACCTCTATGTGCAGACGGCTTATGCCTACAGCGACGCCTCCAACGCAATCATCAGGGAAATGGGGCTGTTCATGGACACCGAATTCGTCGAGGGCCTGCCCGAGGGACAACGCTACTTCGTCCCCGACGACCTCAAAAATCCCGGCCTGCTGTTGGCGGCGCAGATCATCCTGCCGCGCATCAACCGCAGCCCCTCCGTCCGCCAGACCGTCGAGTTCGTCCTGCCGATCTAGGCCCGTCTGGCTTCCGCAAAGCCATTTCGGTCCCCTTTACGCCATCATCCGGCCACTGCCCACGTCGCGTTCTGAGTCCCTCGAGGGACTCGGCTCTCGGCACCGTACCCGGCAACTTCTAGGAGGCTTTCATGCCCAACATGCCCGACAGTTATTACGACAACTTCAACGCATCGAAAAATTACGAGAAAATCCTCTACCGCGACGGCTACACGCTGCAAGGCGCGGAACTGAACGAGGCGCAGTCCGCCGCCATGCACCGTCTGCAGGGTGTGGCCGACGCGCTGTTCAAAGACGGCGACATCATCCGCGACGCCGGGATCATCGTGAACAAGGAGACCGGCGAGGTCCGGGCCCAGTCCGGGGCCGTCTACCTCCGGGGCGCGGTGCGCGGCGTGCCCGAGGCCACCTTCACCATCCCCGTGGTCGGCACCGTGGCCGTGGGCATCCGGCTCACGCAGCGCGTGGTGTCCGAGCTGGAGGACCCCGCGCTCTACAACCCCGCCATCGGCAGTCGCGGAGAGGGCGAACCGGGCGCGTGGCGGCTGCAGGTCAACGCGGCGTGGGGCTTTGACGGCGATAACCGCGACGGGGAATTCTACGTCGTCTATACTGTTGACGACGGCGAGCTGCGGGCCAAGGAAGCCCCGCCCACGCTGGACACGTTCACCCAGAGCATCGCCCGATACGACCGCGATTCAACGGCGGGCGGCTCATACATTGTGGACGGCCTGACCGTGCTCATGGCCGGGGACGACGCCGACGGGCATCAGGTGTACACGGTTTCGGAAGGCCGCGCCCGCGTCAACGGCTACGGCGTGGACATGCCCACCTCCCGCCGCCTGACCTATGCCGCCGTGCCCGACCTGCGCCGCATCGACACGGAAGTGCACACCGCCGACGCCGCGTCCACGCAGTCCGGCGGGCAGCGTATCACGGTGGCCCACCCCCCGCTGCACGACGTCGAGGCCGTGCGCATCACCACGCGCAAGACCGTCAGCATGGTCCACGGCAGCTACTCCGGGGCCGCCGACGCCCTGCCGGACACCGCCGTCGTCTCCATCGTCGAGTGCCGTCAGGGTGATACCGTCTACACGGCGGGGACGGACTATAAAAAAAACGGCGACACCGTGGACTGGTCCCCCACGGGCAACGAGCCCGCCACCGGCTCGACCTATTCCTGCACCTACGAGTGCGTGGTCAGCGCCGAACCCAAGGGGCTGGACGCCGACGGCTTCCGCATCGAAGGCGCGGTCAACGGCTCCTCCATCCTCATCACCTACCGGCAGGCCCTGCCGCGCCTCGACCGGCTGGCGATCAATCAGGAAGGGCAGTTCGTCTGGCTGCAGGGCGTGGCCTCCGAGAGCACCCCGCGCAGCCCCAGCGTGCCCGCGTCGCTCCTGCCCATCGCCACCGTAGGCCAGACGTGGCGCAGCACCCGCACCGTGCTCTCCGACGGCGTGCGCGTGGTCCCCTTCTCGGAAATCGAAACCATCAACCGCCGCATCGACGCGGTGCAGCAGGAAGTCGCCCGGCAGCGCCTCGAGGCCGACGTGTTCACCCGCGAATCCGGGGCACGGGCG